GCACCACCAGCGTTCGCTCCAGTGCCATACAAGCTTTCACCAAGGCCAATGCCTTTCATGTACTTATCCATGATGTCTTTAAGATAATTTTCACGGTCTTTCGCAACAATATCTCCAGCACCTTGTTGGATGTTTTGCAATGCGCCACTTGAGCCCATTAAACCCATGGAGCTTGCGGCTTCTTGACCTTGTTGGAGGTTCATTTCTTCAAGACGTTTAGCGTAAGGAGATTTCAGATAACCTGATGCCCATTTAGAATATAATTCTTCTGGGTTCATCAAAGATTGATGCGCCTTGTTTAGATCACCGTATTGCTCTAAACCATGCTGTTGATAGGGTCTTAAGTAATTTTGCCCTTCTTGGTAATATTTTTCTGCTTGTTCACCAGCTTTCTCATATCCCTTTTGTGGATTAAGGAAGCTATCTAACATGTTTAGATCTCTTCCCATATCAAATATGCCCATTCCGTAGGCTCCTTACTCTATGGTTCTTCCATGTATGCTTGATACACAATAACTGAAGCGCCTGGATCTGCGCTAAAGACTATGGTAAATGCATTTAATGCCGGTGTCACTGACGCTATTGTAACATCAGGCATTGTCGTACTCACTATACTTGCTGTGACAAATCCGCTAGAAGTTAATCCTGTCACAGGCACACTAAAAGAGGTCATGCCACCTGGTATATTATAACCGCTTGCTTGAATTAAAAACTGTAACGCATTGCTTAATATCTGCAAATCAGCATTCAAAACATCGACAATATTACTCAGCCAACGCTTCATATCATCGCCAAATTGCGTCTGCTCTAAAATTGGCGGATCTAACTGATCAAGTGTAACTGGATTAGTTGGCTCCGCCACTTGACCTCCTCACATTCATGACAGCACCTAATATCACTATCGGTACTTTACTCACTGCAATGAGTTTATAAACCCTGTTTCTGGACTGACCTAACTGATACCAGCGCATACGCCAGCTATATTGACCTTGTCTTGAAAACTCTCTGTTATCAGCCGATTCAAATGAAATACCGCCATCATCAGACCAATACAACGATATATGCGGATTAAACTCATCATTATAGAAATCGCTATCTGCAAGTGTTGGGAAGTTTCCTTCCTCATCAATGATATAAACAGGGTCACCCGCTGCATTTGCTTGCTCATCAATCATGAATTGCGGATTACCCGCTATCGTATTTACTTCATCGATGATGAATTGAGCATTATCAAATGGCCCCTCAGAATAATTGATAAAGCTTTCGCCAAACACAAAATCAATCTGAACATATTCTGTTTCAAATTCAGCATAATCATCTTCAAATATGATTGGCGTAATACGTTCATATCTGAAAGGTAATTGAGTGTAAGCATCATCTGCTTGTTGGTTTTCTTGTGCAGTGTTGCGTATTTCATTAACGTAGAATTCACCCGACATATTGTAAACTGTGCCATCGCCAACAACCGTGACTAAGTGAAGGTTGTTATAGAATAAATGCAATTGTATGCGATTACGGTTGCCATTATCTTCAATACAACGGTGCCAGGTTTTAGTTTCAAAGTTAAATTCAATACTATTCGCATTTGATTCTTGATCTAAAATGCCATAGTTAATAAAGTCACCACCTGACATGCGATATGAGATTACATCTTCGTACTGATATAAAAACCCATTCGAGTTTGGCACTAAGAAAGGACTGTTATTACCAAGAGCATTACTATAACGCTGCAATAATGTGCTAATCGCTTTATTATTAATGGGTTCAGGTTGACCACCAGAACTTACCATGAAAGTTAATAATCCTTCATAGTTTCTCGCTAAAAACACCATGTAGCCGAAGTTAATGTCTAATGATGTAGGATTAGCAATGCCAAAATTCCAGTTATAAGTTGAGTTTTTCTTCCAAGGAAATGTCACTCCTGTTCCACTAAACACAGCAGGAATGTTAGACCAAACACCTGTTTCATAATCAGTGAAAATATAAAGCGTATTATTAAGTACGCCCATTTGACGAATAATGCCTTCTTCTCTAGCAAACACTTGAGGAGTTACATCATTTGTGAAGCATGTAGCAGGATTAAAAGCACCCATCTTTGGAAGTAAGTTTATTCGAGATAAAATAAACTCTGAGCTTTCCAATACAGATACAGTAATACGATTTCCAAATGTTGCTATAAATCCAGGCTTTTGAGTGTTTCCTGGCGCACTTGTTCCACCAGGGCAATTGCCATCTGTAATAGCATTAAAAGTACCAGTATTCTCTTGATAGATATAAACTCTTTGCTGATCAGTGAAGCAAGCAAAAACAATATCATTCACAACTAAGTAAGTGAAATAAATATTTGCTGATGTTGCAATTTTAGTTAATCCAGAGATATTAACTATTTCATAATTTTCATTAATACGAAATATTGTATCTCCAACAACAACATACCCATACTTAATCGTCTTAAATAACCCGCGAGGCTCTGAACCAAAGATAAGTTGGTTTGTGCCATTAAAATTAATGTGTTTTCTACCCATACAAGGATACATCGCATAGGGTTTTTTGGTGTTATCTTCCTTCACCAAATACCAATTTGCCGCATCTTCTGGCGACCATTGACGAAAACGCTGGACGTTGAATTGACCCATGATATTGCAGGGTTTTATCTGAAATTCTCCGTCACGAGGTGATGGCATTACACACCTGCCCGCAGACGCCAAGAACCATTGAGGTAACTTTCATTCGCACTATCAATGACAAGATTCATAGATGATACTGATTCCATATCATCACGCGCCTCCTGAAACATTGCTTCAAGCTTTTGATCCCAAGCGGCTGATCGTCCTTTGTAGTAAGCTAAATCTCTTGCTAGCGCGAACTTTAGATATCGGTAGTAATACTGAGGCACTAACGACATATCGCTGTTTTCATTTAACTGTGGAAGCTGAAACTTGCCATATACAAATAAGTTATAGACTTGTGAGGGTGCTGGATAAAGTTGCATGGTTGTTAAGTCTAAATCATTCGTGATGATAACAAACCGAGGCAACCCTAATTGTGGTTCAAATTTATACGATCCAAAGAAAACCCCTCGTGATTCATCAATCAGCGGATAAGTCACGCCATCCAATTCAAGCCATGCATCTTGAAGATTGCTAAGTCTGCCAATCGTCACATCAGGCGTTGGAACATAAGTTGACTCACCAAACGTCACAAACTGCTGGCCAATCTGAACTTGCAACGTAATTTTCTTTGCAATCGTCAACATCAATGAACTAGAGCTATAATTCATCAGCAATTCATTTAGGAACTGCACGCCCTTAGACATGTCATCCCCTTGTAAGGGAACAGTCGGACTGCTTGCACTGATTAACTGATAGGCATCAGTTACAAATCTCTTTACTGTTGGCGCTGCCATCCTTTATTTTCCTCTTAAGAGGGAGAACCTTTTGCTCTGGCTTTTCTGCAAACCACAAACCAGTTGCAAGCAAAGATTCAAATTCCTTATATGACTTTGCTAATCGCTGAACATGCTTTTCGTTATATAAAAAGGCTCTGAAATGTTCTTTATTGACCCATTTACCTTTATATAAAAATTGTCCTTCATGTGGATTGCTGATCTTCTTTTTAGATTGATCCATCTGATACCCCATAAAAAAAGGTGGTGACAATACGCCACCACCTAATCACGTCATTAAGATAATACGCGAACTGCGAACTCAGGATTGATCGCAACACCTGCAATGATGTCGATACGATCTAACTGGACGTAGTTTCTGATATCAGCACCCAATGAGTAGGTCATTGCCATCTTGTAGAGGTCACTATAAGAAGTCACAGCTTCTACACCGCCTTTCAATTCCTTGATTGGAGGCGCTGCAAAGACAATGGCTTGGTTATGGAATGCAACAGACACATTGTGGCTATTAGCACGATATAACTGAGCATCATCAGGAATGACCGCAGAAATGTTTTGACGAGCGCCTGAAATCACAATGGTTGGATTCACAGGTACTTGATAAACAGTAGTAGGACCCGTACCTAATGAGATCACATCAGCAGTCACTACAAATTGTGCAGTTTGTGCTAAAGGCTCATAAGTTAATGGGTTAACCATGAACACATCGGCTGCTGCATCAATGGTGATAATGTCACCTGCGCGGAATAACACAGCGCCAGCAGAGGAACCGTTATCAATGCCATCGATAGGTAATACATTACCGCCACTGATTGGGCCGACAATTTGACCGGCTGCTAGATAACCAGTTGGAGGCGTACCCGCAACGGCTGCATCTGGTGTTCCCGCAATTTGTCTGACCAAGAAGTTAGTTTTGAAGAAGTCAAAACCAGATAAGTGACCGATAAAGCCATCTAACAATGCACCACGGTTAACAGTCATGTTAAACACGTTGTAAAGCGCATTGGTCAATGTAGCGGAAACTTGTGGAGGGTTAGCCCAGTATCTATTGCCATCTTCAGGAATGCCTAATTGGGTCATATAAGCATCGGTTTGAAACACGGTGTTTTGATCAATTGCGACACCTGGTGTTCCGTATGCTTGATAGGTTTCTAACTGAAGATGTTGTTGACCTACGAATTGTTCAACCATGTTAGCCAAACGCTTAGCGCGTGGGTTTAACATCATGTCTAAGTACGGTTGATCACGAGCGCGGTCGAAAGTTAATTCAAAACCTGAAAACTCAACCATGGTGTGGAACTGAGTATCAATCCTGAGAGGTCTTACAACTTGAACGCGAGCTTCAGAGGTAGCAGTTGCCCCCAATCCGCCTAGGTATCTTTCTTCCAGACGATAGTTAATAGTCTGGCCAGTTGCATATTTTAAGCCTTTGAAATCACCTTCAAGGTTGCGATTTGCAACTTTGCAGAAGTTTAAGTAATTGATAAATCTAATAAAAGTTTCGTCTAAGATATACTGTGTAGTTTCAAATACGTTTGACATAGGAATCCTTCCCATACAGACAAATAAGATAAAAGCCATCACTGGCTAACCATTTCTATTTGTCCGGCGGAAGACTATGTACACGCCATTTGACGAAAAGCGGGGTTCGTCTTAACTACACGCTTGGGTAAATTATGTACTTATTTATAAATAGATGCAAGATGCAAATTGCAGTTGCAAAATGCAACATATCTCTATATTATACTGTTTGTTACTAATTTATATTGAATTAACAATGGACAGAAAAATATATTACATAAAAGATGTTGAACAATTGATAGGCAAATCAAGAATAACTTTACGTAGATGGTGGGAAAAAAACAAATTCCCAAAACCCACGCTAATAAATTCACGAGTTGCATGGTCTGTTGATTCAATTAATGAGTGGATAAAACAAAACATGACTCCAAAACAATGCTTCGAATCTTTACCAAAAGAAACACAAGATCATCTTTTACACTTAAAAAGTATTCCAGGTGCACTAGAGAGATTTTTTCAAATAGCTAAGGACATTAATTCTGGTAAATTAAGAAGAGAAGATATAATTGATCCAGAGACAAATGAAATAATTGGTGGCGTTTTAATAGAAAATTAAAAAAGAGATAAAATTAAATGAATACTGAACAATATATAGATCATGAAACTCGGATTAGAATGTTAGAAAATGGAATTTTTGGGATAAGTAATAAATTCAGTTCTATTGATGCAAAGTTTGATAAATTAGAAGAAAAGATAGATCGTAATTTTCATTGGACTATCACATTACTATTTGCTTCTGTATTATTACCAATCATATTAAAAGCATCAGGATTAACATGAACAAAAACACTCCTCCTGTCAAAATGACCCGTCAGCAAGCACAGAAACTATGGAATAGCCTCTCTCCTGAGCAAAGAATGCAGTTCAATGCTATGTTTCAGAAACTACAGAATGGTGAACTAATGCTTCAAAACGTGAATGTAGACGATAACGAAGTAATACAAAACATTGTGCTAGAGCCGAAAGAGAAAGCAAGTGCGCCATCAACACCATTTGCAAAGTATTTTAAGCAGGATTAAGTATGAACCACGGAAAAACTTCACCAGATGGATCGAGAAGATATTGCAATATTCATGGAGAACACGGATTTTTATATCCATGCAAAGAATACCCACAAAATATATTAGAAGAAGTAATAAATTTAGGTAAACAATTTAAACAACAATGTGAAAATGGAACTATATTAATAACAAATATGAAAGGTGAAAGTAAAATGTGGAAGGACGCTGACGATTCATTCTTTAAGTAATCCTCTCCCAAATCTCTTCAAGCTTAGCTAATTGAAACTGAGTGAGGTTTGAGGCTTTACGATGAATATCTTTGATAAACTTCTGCTCCCAATCATTTAGCTTATTTTCTCGCTTGAAACAGTCATCAATCATTTGTTCTACTTCGGTCATTCTACAATTTCCCAATCATCAGACATAATTATTAATAAATTCAATTGGGGGGATAATAAAATCTTGCGTAAATGTGGATGTTTATCGCATATATCTTGCATCTCAGAAAATGTTAATCCACTATTAAACATCTCAGGAGTAAGTTTATCACCTTTCAGTTTTGCAATAGACATTCCTCTTGCTTTTTTATCTTCAAAGGATTCCTCAAATCCTATCATGCCAACATAACAACCAACTAAATATTCATCTTCTTCAAAAGAAGGATGTCTTGTTTTCGAGCCATTTCTTAAGGCGCTTAATGCTTCTTCAAATTTCATATCATCCCCAAACTATTCCACTTCCTTCACACTTCTTACAAAATTCATTCACTGGATTACCTGCCAAAATTTCTTGCTCTACAAGAGTTAAGATGACTGTTCCATGACCATTACATTGATCACAAATAAATAACTTCTTGGCTACTTTAACTATCAAGTTGGAGTTGGTATCTTTATAAACCAACTCTTGAAGAGTTTTCTCTAATCTTCTAATGCTTTTATCAATAGTTAAATGAATCTCATTATGCGCTTCGTGAAGTGGATTTGAAGAATTCATATGTTCTTCTAATTTAATCAATCTCGGTTCGGCTTGTATGTTTTCCAGATCATCAATCCTTTCATCATGATCTGAATAATCAACATTTTCTTTAATGCTTTTACGAATATCACCACCGAGGAATTTTTCTATTTTATTTAGTCTTTTTTCCATTTCAAGATGAGAATCGTTGTAAGCTTGATCAACACATGCGATAGTGTCTTGGCGCATTAAATTTTCTTTTTCCAGTTTATCTATTTTTTCTCTTAAAATTCCATCAATTCTTATTAAGTAGTCTATCTTGTCAAACAACTTCTCAATACCATCACAACTATGTTCGTATTGTGTTTGAGTATTTTGTTCTAATTTGCCTATCCGCTCTTCTAATATTTGTTTTTCTTTAAGCAAATATTGATAGTCTTCCCATTTTACAATTGGTTCACTCACTTTTTGTTCCTCATTCGTACACAAAGAGCATG